GGATCCATTCCAGGCATACCACCCATGCCCATTCCTCCCATAGGACCCATTCCCATTCCAGCCATTCTAGCTTCCATTGGGCTTATCATTCCAGCATTAGCTCCCATACCAACACCAGTTCCTGCTGCAGCTCCAGTAGCGGCAGCGCCAGAGCCTCTTCTTATTTGAACATCACCTTTTGACGTATCAACCCAAGTTTTAGCAACTTTGTGACCAGAATTACCACTGATCATTTCTACTTGAGAACCTTGAACCTGACCAGTAGCAATACCAACGTGACCACCAGTTTGCCCAGCCTGTTTTCCTTTTGGTTCTACAATAACATCCCCTCTTTGAACTTGGGCTGCAGGAACAGCAGCGCCCCAATTTAAAAAGCTTGTTGCAACTTGAGAGTTTGATCCTTTTTGACCAGTTTGGGCCAAAGCAGAATTAACAAACGCAGCGCACCAAGCTTCTGCAGCTGGGTTCATAGAAACACCACCTGCTTTCAAAAAGGCTGCTATTTCTTTATTATCCATCGTTTCGCTTTTGCCAACCATAGATTCAGCAAGACTTGTTGTATCACCAGATAAAGGCGATCCAGGAGAAGGAGCGTTCATCATCATTCCTCCTGGACCCGCCGAGGCAGAAGGAGCATTTGCTTCTAAACCAACACCTTTAGTTAATGTTGATTTATAGTTTTGACCTGTTTGAGATAATGGAGCGTTTGAATCGCCAGTTGTCCATTTAGATATTGCTTGATCTAGAGGTAAATCTCTATAAGCAGGACTTTCCCATAAATCTCTCTGCGCCTTTTTACCAGCTTCCATACTAGGAAACTGAGATAATGTTATGGTTCCATTATTAGTCCCAGCTTCAGCGCCATATTTTTTAGCATGTGCTCCGAATTGAATTGCGCCAGGATTGTTTAGTTCTGCTCTAGTGCCTTCGGCTTTAGCTTGATTTTCTAAAAATTTAGTTTTTTGATCTTCTGTTAAACTTCCAAATGTAACTTGATTTTGTTGAAGAGCGCCACCTTGGCCACCTTTGGATGTTGTACCACCTTCGCCACCATAATTTTTAATTAAAGAATTAGCACCAACCCCAAGACCGATACCAGCAGCTGCGCCTACACCAGTTCCGATTATACCAGCTTTACCACCAAGAAGATTCAATACACCTTCGATAGATGCTTTTATTCCACCTGCTGCACCACCAGTACCATCTCCACCAGCGCCTCCAGCTCGACCACCGCCCTGTTTAAAAATTGTTCCTAAATCTCTTAGTTCTTTTACAATTTGATTTTGTATACTAATAGATTGTTGTAGTAAACTATTAGTTTGATCTATTCTTGATGTAGACTGAGCGAATGAAGAGTTTAAACCATCTATAGAGCTAGAAATACTAGAAAAACCACTTTTATTTGAGGAAAAAACCGCCGAAACGTCTTTTATAACTTTAGATATATTATTATCGTTTTTCGCCGCTGCCGATCTAAACTCGCCAGACGACCTAGTAAAACTACCTAATAATTTTGAAATTGTGTTATCTACAGCCATTCGTTAACCATTTTTGTTTGATCGTTTTTCTTCTAAAGTTTTTAGATAATTTATTAGCATTTCAACATACAAATCTCTTTCGAAAGGTATTAAATTTTCAAGATCGCTAATTGAATATTTATGATGCTGAACCAAAGAAAAAATTGTGCTGTAATAGTTTTCCAGCGTATTATGACTCAGCGCCAAGTAAAAAAATCATTTAACGAATTTAAAACGACCTTTCTTTCGTTTCCGAGAGAATTAGTATAATCTATCTCATATTCAATTTTAGGAACGTTTAATAAAAATACTTGAATTTGTTCAAAAACTTTCATACTAAGATTTTCTAAAAACTCTTCTAATTCCGCTTTTGTGTAATTTGCGGTTTCAAAAACTTCATCTCCAGAAAAAATCTTATCAATACATCTAATAATCAACTCAAACATATATTCTTTTTCTAAATTCAAAAACTCTTTATCATCGTAAAGAGTTGCCGAAGGATATTTCATTATAATACCAGAAGTATCGGTTATTTTGATAACATTATCAATTTTATCTGGAAAAGTAACTTCGATGCTATTTAAATCAACTTCAAATTCGTAAACTTTTTCATCTTCAAAATCTTTGTATGCGACCTTTACCATATTATCAATCGACACTGAACGAATTTTAAGAAACAAATATTCTAAGTCGAAAATAGAAAATTTATCGATATCTAAATTTTTATCACAAATACAATTATTGATAATCTGTTTAATTGCGCTTAACATATCAGAAGGAGTATCGCTCTCCTTTGCCATTAGTAGTAGCTTTTCTTCTTTAACGAGAAAAGGTCTAAACTTATGCGTCGTTCCTAGAGAAGGAACTTTAAAACTATACATTGGGTAATCAATTTTTGGCAAATTATTCATAATTTAACTCCACATTAATAAGGTAAAATTAGCTCCGAAGATGAAATGGTATAATAGCTGTAAAGAAAACTTATACCAAGTCGCATTAAATTTCCTGTGTCGCCCCAAGCCAGAGGAACTTCTCTAATTGCTCCAGGAAAAGCTTCGAAAAGATTTATTCTCTGTACAACTTCACCAAACTGGTTGTAAATTACAATTTGAACTGTTGTTGTATATTCGCTTTTGTATCCTACTTCGTAGCTTGGGAAAGCATTAATTTCCCCATAAGAATTAGAATCAGAGCCAGTAAAATCATAAATGCTCTTTAACCAATTATGCCAATAATTCCAAATATCTGAATTTTCATCATTTAAAACTGAAAAAGATATTTCTTGAAGTTGAGCACCGTACGGATTCTTTTGGGTTGTACCTACACCATAGCGATTTAAATCAGCACTCATAAGCGAAACGCCTGGAGCTTTAATTTGATCTATTCTAAATGTTTGAATTCTAGAAAGTTGGTTTGCCTGCATCGCAGAATTAAAGCTGGAAACTGTCGTATTGAATAAAGAAGGCGGTGGCAAAATGAAAACCTGAAAACTATGGTTTTTCAGATATCCGAAATCTTCTACGTTAGCTTTAAATGTATTAATGTTAAAAGGCATCTTTAATCCTAATAAGGTGGAGAACCAGCGTATCTTTTATTCGAGTTAACTTTGAATTGTTGAAGAGGCATGGTTACAACCTTTTCCCAATTTTCTGGTTCAATATAATGAAACGAACTTCTTACGTTAGAAAATAGATATCTCTTCACGCAAACATTCGCCCCAGGAAATTGAGAAGCATATTTTCTTAAAAGGTCGTAAGAAACATTAAATTTTACTGTTTTTTCTTTTGAATCGTTACCAGCTATATTTATTAGGGCAGCAAGAAGTTGCGCTCTGGCTCCAGGAGGAAGGTAATGTAAATTAAGACCAAGGAAACCGTTACCGTAAAACTCTATCGGTATAACGAGAGGAAAAGCGTCATAGAAAGGGAGAGTGTCTTTATACTTTGGATCATAAAGATAAAGATACATTTTTCCTATTTGAGGAGTTGATTCTTTTTTAAAAAGGTTGGCTGGGTCCTTCTTAACGATATCTTTAACTTTATCAGAATACCAGTCTACAGAATCTTTAGAAGCTGCCATTAGGTTTTTAGCAGCGCCTCTTATTTGGGCTAGGAAATCAGATAGATCCATTAAAATTTAATCCCGAGTTCTTTTTCTGTAAAAATATGAAAAGACCAACCTTGATTTTTACAATATTCTAGAGCAGCTTTCCATTTAGCTTCATTCACACCCCAGTTTTTAACTTCAGTAATATACCTTTTTGTAGGTTTAGCCTGACGCTCTGGCGGCTTCGTTTGTTTAGAAGGTTTTATCTCTATAATCGCAGTTTCCTTCTTTCCCTCTTTATTTATCTTAGTTACGATAAAATCAGGAAAATAACGATGAACTCTACCGTCGATTGGAGATCGATACGGTATTATAATTTCTTCAGATCCCCAACTAACAACTTCTCGGTGTTCATCTAAATAAAGCATAAGTTTAAGTTCCCAAGCAGAACGATAGTAAATTTCTGTGGGGTCGCCTTTATACTTTGAGGGATTTTTCGGTTTAAACTTACCTTGATGATACTTCGCCATTTTTCATATAAATAGAAATAAAATATTTAGGTATAAGAAACAGGATCAAAATGGCACTAATACCATTATCATATTATAGAGATAACTCTAG